ATGGGATTGCCATCAAGATCCTGACCGCTCTGGGCCATCTTCGTGGCAGCCTGCCGTGTCTGCATCGCCGCCTGTTGCCGCTGCGCCTCGGCCTGCTGCTGCTGCTGGATGAACGTTCCGGTCTGTAGATTTTGCTGCTGCTGCTGGATGCCGATCTGCTTCTGCTGCAGGCCCATGAGCTCGCCGAGCGTCTGTATGCCCTTGTTCGGGCTTACATCGACGTTCTGAGCTATGGGCGGTCCGCCAAAATCCGGCATCAGAATGGCACCGCTGGATTGGGAGTTCCGGGCGTCCAATTGCCTATCGAGCTGCTTGTACCGCCGCCTCCTTGCCCGGCCATCAGATATGCGAGCGGCACGGCAGATCCACCGAGCGCATTGGTCGCACCCACGATTCCGCCCGCCTGCGACGCGGCCGCCCCGGCCTGCGCTCCGGCGATGCCAGTACCGAGCACGGTGCCCTGCGTCCCGACATTGGCTGCGGCATTCTGGCCGAGGCCGGCGATACCGGAGAGGCGGGAGAAGATGTTTTGATTCGTGGTCTGGAAGCGGTTGTACGCGTTCTGATATCCGGTGGCCGCCATGCTCTGATTGAAGGACATCAGATCCTTCAGCGCCGGCCCGGAGAGCGCCCCGACGCCCGGAGTGTCCTGATTGCGGATCGCCTGGCCGCCTGTCTGAAGCTGGAACTGGTAGCCCGGATCCAGGTTATTCAGGAAGTCTTGGGGCGTAAAATTGCTCGTGAGCTGGCCGAAGCTCAGATCGCCGCCGCCCGTGGCGCTCCCCGGCACGCCAGCGGCAGTGCGGCCTGGCGCCTGGGTTGGCATCCCGCTTGTCGGCCGAATCGCCTGACTTGAAATTGGATCGATCCTGCCTTGAAGAGAATCGATGATCGGATTGCCGGTAGGATTGACTGCGGTCCCTGTGCCAGAGGTGGCAGTGCCCACTCCAACCGACGGCTGACTACCGCCGCCTCCAGCCGCAGTGCCGCCCATGCTCACCGGATTGATGCCCAGCCCATAGAGCAGTTTGTTCAGCGCGCCATAGCCGCCCTGAATGAACGGCTGCTGCTGCTGGTTGATCGTGTTGAACATGTTCCACTGGGTCTGCGCAGCCTGTTGCTGCCCGCTGGCCTGTGTACCTGCTGCAGCACTGGAACCAATGGCGCCAATGGCTGCGGAACCGAGGACAGCGCCCGCGACCCAGAAACTCACGTCAGCAACTCCTGCTTCAGCTTGTTGCCTGGAAGAAATGGAGAGCTTTCGTCCTCCTCGACCAGTTCCGCCTCCAGCGCCTCGATATCCGTGATGTTGTCCGGATTGCGGTGCACATTCATGCGCCACGCGTCCTCGATCACGTAGACCGCGCGCTGAGTACCGACCGGACAGGTCATTATCTTCGGTCCGTCCGCCGCGTCGAGTTCGACCGAGGCATGCTCCGTCGTCACCCGCACGCGCCCACTGAGCACAAGATAGAAATGCTCCGTCTTGTGGACCTTGCCGACGATCACGCTGCCGGCCGGCGACCAGACGGTACGCACGTACATGCCATCGGCGAAGTAGTGCTGCGTCTTCGGCTCATATTGCGGTAGCTTGATTATCTCGGACTGCAGCCGCTTCAATGCCGCGCGCATTTCCATGCGGACGCTGATCTTGCTCACTGGATTAGCAGCCCGGAAACCATCAGCGTGATCGAGGCCACCGCATTGGCGTAGGCATGCAAGGCGGAGCCGGCCGGGATGACGGCGCCGGAAAGCTCAGGCGAGACATAGGATTCGCCTGCTGCGACGCTTCGAGCTGAAATCACGGTCGTTGCCGCTGTGAGCGCTCCACCGGTAGTGATTCCGGCAGTGATGGTGACTGCGCTCGCCGTGGTGTTGGTGAACACCGCGCGGCCGACCTTGGCCGTTGAAGACGTGGGCGCAGTGTAAACCGAGGCGTCCGCATTGCCAAGCTGGGCCGGCGCAACCAGCTGGATCTGGGTGATGGTGGTCATCAGACTGCACGAATCAGAGATTCTTCACGAACACGGCAGTTATGCTGTACCGCCCTGCGTTCACAGAACAAGTCGCCGTCCAGTTGTTGGCCGCTACGGCTTGCGGAATCGGCGGATCGAAGTTGATCATGAAAGCATCCGATGGAGCTAAAGCTGCATTTGGATAATCAAGAGTTATCCTCGTGGTACCAGCAGTAGCATCCTTTATGGTAATAATGCTGGCAGCCGCGTTCGTGGTAGTGATAATGAGCGCAGACAGATCATTGAACACTCCAGCCGCGCCCGCTGTGATGATGGTGGTCTCGGCCGTGCTGGCAACGATCGCTGTCGTTTGTGGTGCAACGAGCTCGCGCACATTGGCGGATGTGACAACGACTCGTCCGGCCTTATCCCCCATGATTGCAACCGCATTGCCGGCTGTCGCATTGGCCGGATTCGCGGTCGCCGCTTTGATTCCGATTTGTAAAGCATTCGCCGGAGGTACCGCAGCGATCGCGCCATCGATAGCAGCGCCCGCCACGCCGCCGGCTATCCCGACCTTTAATACGCCGGCCGAAGAAGCTACTGCTGTCGTGCCGATGACCGAATTGATATCGGAGCGCAGCGCGCCGGCCGTCGTGAGCGATAAGGGATCCGTCTGAGCGGTGACGTAGGCAGGTGCGGCCGTGGTAACGGCGCCTTGCACAAGCGTTCCAAGCTGCCCGGCAGTAACTGCGGCCTGCGCTATGCCTGTCGTTACCTGCTGCTCATTGGTGCCCTGCGAGGCCACCATGGACACGGTGGCCGATCCTGAGGTATAGGCAGAGCAGCGGGTGCGGACCTGATACATGCCGGCACACACGAAGATCCATTGCCCGGTGGTCGTAGTCGAAGCGATTGGTGCGCCGCTGAAACCACCGATCGGAAATACCGTCAGACCGTAGAAGTTAACCCCGTCCGTCGTCCCCTCGAATACCAGCGTCTGGGTGCCAATGGCGGTGACTTGTACGGTGCAACTCGATTGTCCGCGAAGCTGCAGCAGAACTTGCGCATTGAGTGCAGCAACCGTCTGCGCCTGACTGACAACATCGGTGAAGACCGGGTTGGCAGAGGCGTCGCCGACCTGGATCGTCATGCCCAGCTCCAGTTGACGACGTACTGGCCGAATGCGCGCCCGCTGCGGCAGAACGCGTAGACGGTGAACCCGGTCCCGGCGATGATGTCGCCCGCGAAGATGGCGATGTCCTCGGCAAATCCTGCATCCGTCAGATTGTTGGCCGTCGCCAGCCCGGACAGCCATGCCTGCACCCGGCTGCCGGAAGCAATTGTTCCCTGACCGGTCACGGCAATTTTCGCGTCCAGCGCACCAGTGCCGAAATCGATCGTCGCGGAACCTTGGTTGACGCTGCTGCTCGATTTCGGATTCGGCGGCACGCTGTCATCGAGCAGCGCCAGCAAATCGGCCGCACTCAATGAGATGGGCGCTTGTGGAGCACTCAGGGTCTGTCTGGACAGGTTGTAAAGAAACAGGTACCAGTTGACATCGATGGTGACGATGCCAACCGTAGCGCCAGTGGCATCCCTGGCCTCGCCAAGGGGAACACCCTGCGGCGGGATCTGTTGCAGCAATCCGCCGGCCGTGGGCGGAACCGCAGCGCCGGGCCTGCCGACCGGATGGATATTGATCGGGATCGGCATGGGCTATGCGGAAAACGCCCTCAAGGTCACGCCGACCACATCGCGCGGCACCGGATCGATCACCTGCAGCTCGATCACGTTGTCACGCCCGAAACCGAGCCTGCGCCAGATGGTCCGATTCTTGTACTGCCCGGTTTGCCAGATTGGTCGCTTCCAGCACTGTCCGAACGTTGCGGCGCCGTCGCGCGCAATCCTGATGCCAGCCTGCGGATTCGACCCCAAGCCGCTCGGATTGCCCACGCCCGGCCTGAAATCGACCTGCAGGCTCGCCATGAACACGCGCCCGCGCTGCCCCTTGTCCCAGATGTGCGCAGAGCGCCTGACCGCGAACAGGGGCCAACCGGCATCATTTTGCACATTGCGCGTGAGCTGATAGAGCGCGCCGTTCTGATAATCGCCCACGATCCGCATGCCCTGGAAATTCATGAATGAGTTGGAACGATGCCGATGCCATGCCTGCGCATATGGGTCGTAGGACATCCGCTTGTGCAACAGCTCCGTCTGCGAGTCGTAGCACCACGTCACGTCGGCGGTCGGGAAGGTGAGCACGTAGAACTCATGCGTATCCTCCTGATAGACGTAGCCGACAGCATCCGCGGTGATCGGATAGGTTGCCACTTCCTTCGAAAAGGCCGCGCTCGATACCACTTCCGCATTGAATCCGTGTGTCTTGATGATGGCGTTTTCGCCGCGCTCGGAACGACCGAACCAGATCAGGCCCTCGGTGTTGAAACGCTGCACCGAGTGCTTGGCCTTGCAGCCGGCCTGTATGAGCGTTCCGACCAGACGCTGGAACGGAAAATACTGTCCGCCCGCGTCGTACCAGATTTCGGTCGTCTTGTCGCCGACCAGCCAGAGCTCCTCCTTGTTCTCGATCACGGCGACCAAGTTGTCTGGTGCGCCATCCTTCAGCGCGAAATACGAACCGTTGAATCCGGTGCCGTACTGCGGAAAGTTCGTGTAGAAGTTCTGCGTGCCTGGCTGGTTGAACACCCACCAGCCGTCGATGAATGCAACACGGTCAGCACCGAGAAAAGCCGGATCGGTTATCTGAGCGAAGGCGCGCGTGGCGATGTTGTACAGGTACCCATACAGGCCGTCCACGATCACCGCATAGCCGCCCACGTTGTTGTCGCGGATGCTGACCGGGCCGGCGCTGGTGAGAAGCGTGCCGACGCTCGTCAATGCCAGCGTGGCAAACGATGTGGCAGACGCGGCGGATGCCAGCGTTACGAGGTAGCAGGTATTACCGATCACTGCCAAGGCCGTAGTAAGTCCCGGCAATTCCCACTGACCGCGCACCGGCAGATTCGTGACGGTCGATGGCAGAGGCCACGTCGTCATCATGTTGGTGAAGCCGGGAGCGCCGCCGCCAGGAGCCGCGACGAGCTGCACGAGGCCAGGGCATGCATTCATGCCTAGGATTTCCTTCGCGTTCTGCTTGTTGACCTCGGCATACCAGTTCACGCAGGTTTGCGCATCCTGCAGAGGATTCGGGGCTAGATCTTCGCCGCCCGACCATCCAAAGTCGCCGAAGAGTTGCAGAGGTTCGGAGATGCCGGCCATCTATCGATAGCCTCCATGGAGAATCCAGCCCGCATCATACCGATTGCCCCGCACCAGCTCCCGATCATATCTCGACACCGCCGCCGGCCGCGCATTGAGCGCCTTGATGAAGCTGAGCGATTCCTGCGCGTTGACCTTGATTGCCTCCGACAGCGGAAATCCGTACTCCGCGCACAACTCCTTCGCCAAGAGCCACTTGAGCATCCTTGAGTAGCCTTGCGGCATGATGAGCACCTGATTGAGCGTGAGATTACTCAACAGCGTGTCGGTGAAGAGGTGCAGCTCCGCATTGTTGCCAGGGGTCTGGTAGGCATTGAGCTGCCCGTACGGAAACTGGTTGTTCCACCAGGCCACGGTAGGCCATGGCCCCGGCTGCGCCTTGTACAGCAGCTCGGTGTATTCCGATTGCGTCTGCGCGACGTACAGCGTGAAGTCGAGCGCGTTGAAACGCGTGAAACCGTGCGTGATGCGCAACGGGCGCGGAATCGGCAGATCGCCCGGCACCGTATAGGTGATCGTGTCGAGCGAGGCCGTGAAGGACGTCGCAACGGCCGACATCGTGACGGTCGAAGCGCCGATCGCGGTCACGGTGGTATTTAGTGGGATGATCGCCTGCAAGTCGGTCAGAATCGAGCCGGAGCCGACTGCATAGGCAGCGGTTGCGCCCGCGACGAGATTCGCCGGCACGTTCGTTACCTGCGCGATCACCGATGACAGAGAAGTCATCGCCTCGGCCGCGATCGTGCCGGGAACCGTCGATAAGTTGTAGGTGCCGGTGCCGCCGGTGCCGGTGCCGAACGTCGTGATCTTCGTGTTGGCGGGCAGGCCGGCGCCCAGGATCTGATCGCCGACAGAGAAGACGCCACTCGTGATGCTGTTGACGGTCAGCACCGAGGTCGCGGTCTGCCCATTGAAGGAGGCGCCGATCGTGCCGGTGAAAGGCTGCGAACCCAGCAGCGTGCAAACAGGGTTGCCGACTGTATACAGACGCTTCTGCGCGGTCCAGTTGAGGATGCTCTCGTTGGAGCCGAACACGTACTGCTTGTCGGTCGAGAGCGAGTCCAGCAGATCGTTCAGCGTGTCCAGGCAGTCGGTCGCATCCGGACTGTCGATCGGCTCGCCCGACTGGTAGGAGTTGATCCGGCGCAGCGCTCCTTGGATCAGGTTCAGCGCGGTCGTGATGCCAAGGCTCATACCTGTGTCCCTCCGGCTGGATAGGCAATGCTGACCGCATAGTTCGACACGGTGAGCGTCACAGCGGAGTTTGCAACGACGCCGGTGGTCCCGGACGCCGGAGACTGCACGATCACGAAGCCGGGCTTAGCGGCAGTCGTCTTCATCCATTTCAATACGACCGGGTCAGTCTGGAAGTAGCCGAGCGGCAGCACGCGCACGCCGGCTACGACCATCGCCCTCAACGCGTCCGGATACTCCAGCCCGATGAGGTTCGGCATGGTCGGCATCGATTGTCATACGATGACGCACGCGCCGATCGTATAAGTAGCCGGATTCGCGTTGTTTGCGACAACCGAGACGCGCCAGGTCCGCGGCACCACATCGTTCGCGCTCACGTTGGCAGTGGCCGGCAGGCCTGGATAGACCGACAGCACGGTGAGCAAGTTCGTCACGATCGCGGCCGAGGCCAGCAGCGTGAAGTAGGCCCCGGATGCCGGATCCTTGCCCTGGATCGTCACCGTGATCGATCCGGTTCCGATCGCCGTGGTGTTGACGAAGACCTTGACGCCGCGCCCGTAAGGATTCGGAAGGTCCGGACTCGTCTGCGATGCGGTAGCCCCGACTCCGATGACTACCTGACTTGCAATCAGGTCATTGTTGCTCGCAGTGGACACGTCAGCTCAGCGAGGTCGGAAAGCCAGCGGTGCCCAGGCTCTGATTCTCGCAGCGCAGGATCTCGAAGAGCACCTGGACAGTGCCGGTGGAAATGCCGGTCCCATCCGAGCTCCACAGGATCGTGACGACCCCGGCTGCCGATACAAAGGCGTTGTCCAGCACCAGGTGCGCGGGCGGGGACTGCATGTTCCACGACACCATGTCTCCTGGCAGAACGCCCGGGATGGCTAGCGTGTTGCTGCCAGAGGCGTTGACTCCGAGCGTTGGGAACGTGACCGCCTGCACGTTGATCATCTGCCCGAAAAGCTCGTTTCCGAGCTGCGGTCGAGTTGCCCCTGGCATGATCGCCCCTTACCAATCGATTTGGCTGCCGGAGGCCGGCGCGGCCCAGTTCGGCTGCACCCGGAATACCGTCACGAAATAAGTGCCGGCGGGCGGCGTGAGCGATCCAGCCGTGGGGTTTACGAACTGGATCGTGAGCTGATCGGCAGCGCTCACCCAGGCCGAGGTCAGCGCCACCCCGGCCGTGGCGGACGGCGGCGTCACGATCACGGTATCGGTGGTCAGGAGCCCGATGCCGGTGGCGGCGAAGTTCTGCGCCGGCGCGGTGACGGTCAGCACGGCCGCCGGCGTGAGTGATAGGGCAAAGCGCCCCATTTTCCAGACATTGCCGACCGGCGATTGGACGGTATCTGGCAGGACGCTGGAGTTCGGGCCCGGGTTGGAGCCGTCGACGTTGGTAACTGCTGGGAAGACCATGTGTGCTCCTTAGCCGGAAACTCGGACGGCGAGCGGTCGGTACAGACTCGCAAACCCGTAGGCAATGTCCATCCGCGTGGGCTCGGCATCGTTCTGCACGGTGTACTGCGTCACGATCCGGATCGAGATGCCCAGATCCTCATCGTAGGCGCGGGCAGCCTCCACCGCAGTGCGTGGCAATGGCAAGTCGACGAAGGCCAGCGCGAAGGCGTCGCGGTGAAAGTACAGGTTCTCTGTGGAGGCCGTACCGCTGGCCGCTCCGCCGTTGATCGTCACCGTAAAGGGCGACACCGGGGCGGCCGAGACATTCTGGAACTGGCCGCCGGAGATCAGGCACTCGCCCACCGTCACCGTAAGCAGTCCGGTGCCGCCAGCCGTGCTGTAGGCTCCGGTGGCCGCGTTGAAGGTACCGTGCAGCAGGGTGGCTGCGTTGAACTGCGGCCCGCCCGGGGCTGCCGTACCAGTCATCTGGGCATAGCCGGCCGGCGGCAGCACCACGAACTGCTTCAGGGCCGTACCATACCGGCCGCGGCTCTGCGGATTGACCGGGAAGACGCCCGATACCTGCAGCGTGTCGCCCACCACGCACTGGGTCGTGTTCCCTGCTCCCAGGCCGGATATTTCGAAGGTGCCGGACTGCGCCCAGCCGGAAGTGAGCAGCGCGGTGCCACCTGAGGGCGCGGTAGCCCCCGCCAGCACCGGAGTGCCGGCCAGTGTGCCGGTCGTGTAATTGGCGATGTTCGGATCCTCGAACCAGTCCGCCCCGGCCGTCTTGGCCGCGACCATGCCGGTTTCGTACAGCTCCGAGATGCGCGCCTGCGGGTTGAACAGGCCCTTCAGGGAATCGGTCATGCTTGAGTTCGCCAGCGGGTGAATCACCGCGGTCGGGATAACGCCCTTCGGCATGCCCTCGGACACCAGGATCGCGCGCGAGTCGGAGAACGACTTGAAAGCGGTCGGGACCGTGCCAGGAGTGCCGACCCGGTTGGCCGTGTTCTGGTAGGCGAAAAAGGCGCCGTCGTTGTCCACCCGGTTGGCCGCCGCCATGCAGGCCGGTTCGATGAACCGATCCTCGAAGTCATCGATGTCCAGCAGCATGTTGATGGTGTTGAACTGGATGTCGATGTGGAACTGGTACAGGATGTTCACCGGCACGTAGTTCTCGGTCGAAGGCTCCACATTCAGCGCCGGACCGAAGGTGCCAAGGTAGCGGGGTGGCAGGCGCACGTTGCAGGTGGCCCCGATCTTGCGGCCCTTTTGGCCGAATTCCTTGTCCCACTGCCGGTTGAACTTGTCGGTGAGCACGCACATATTTGCGAGCACCGGCAGCGCCCGGTTCGTGATCATGCTGATCGTTAGGAGTTGATTTGCCACTGGCTATGCACCTCGCGCCCGCAAAGAGGGCGCAAACGCAACGAAAATCCGCTAGCTACGGATTCCGGGGCGACTCAGTGCCGCTTGCGCAAGCCGAGATTGACCTGGCGCTTCTTGCTCCAGTCGTTGATCGTCTCGCGGATGTTCATGTCGCGCGGGTCGACCTCGACTGCCGCACCACTGCCATTCAGAGGCTTGATCACCGGGGCCGCAGCGCGGGCCCTGCTCTGGGCTATGCCCGTTTCGTCGTCGCTCGGCGCAGCGCTTTTCTGCTGCCCGTTGGTGCTTGCTGATGTACTCGGCTTTGCGCCGTCATTCGCCTTCGAATCATCGTCTGTCTTGGACGATCCGAATGGTTTAAGCGTACTCTCGATTTTTCCGATTGTCACCAGTTGCTCGTCGGGCGGCAACTTGGCGAGCTTTGCCAGAAGATCCGGGTTTTTAGCCAGATGGTAGCCCAGCTCGGCGAACATCTCGGATTTCTGCATGTAGCCGGCCACCACAGGCGGCACTTCGGCGTCTACCGCCTCGGTCACATCACGAAAATCCGGAACCAGTTCCAGGGCTTTCAAAATGCGACCTTTGGCGGTCTCAAGGATCTCAGCAGTGCGGCGCTCGGCCGCCAGTCGGGCGTTTTCCTCGGCCTGCTTGGCTAGCTTCTGATCAACGCGCCAGTCAGTCATCGCCTCCCAGAACGCCTCGTCCGAAGCAAACTTGTCTCGCTGCGGCTTGCCGGTATCCGGCGCCGCTTCGGGCGGAATCTTGGCCTTCGCCGCCTGCAGCTCCTGCTCGAGCAGCTGCGCACGCTGCTCGGTTGCCCGTTTTTCCCTGTACTGCTCCGCTGCGAATTCTTCCGCATCCCGCATCCGGGCGACGCGCCGGCCGATGGCCTTTTGCATCTTGAAGCTCAGTTCGCGCTTTTCGCGCGGCGTCAGACCGTCCTCGCCCTCATCATCATCCGGGTCATGGTCCGGATCCGGCTCGCCCGCTTTCGGTGCCGGCTTCTCGGGCGGCTTATCCGTTCTGGAGGGAGCAGGCTTTTCCGGTTCTACCGGAACGCCAGGAATCGGCTCCTGATCATCGGCTTGTGTCTGCAGTGCCGTAATTTCCGCCTTGCTGTCGATCGTCACTACGGCCATTTCATTCTCCCGAATGTTTCACGCGGAACATGTCCCCGATATCTCACTGCTTCGCCTCTGCATTGAGCCCGGCCGACACCATTCGATCGGCGTCGGCCGCCTTGCCAGCCTGATCGATCCGCGAGTCGATGATCTTGCCGGCGGCTCGGATTTCCTCCACCGCGATGGCCGTGCCGGAGCGCGTCTCGGTGTCGTGGATTTTGGTCTGTGACGACAGTTCGGTGTCGTGTGCTTTGACGACTGCGGCCATGTGGGCTTTTGTGATCCCATGCTTCAGATCGTCCTGCACCTGCTGCAGCTGCTGCTTCAGCGCCGCGTTCTCGTTTGCCAGCGACTGCACGATTGATCGAGCGCGGCTCGAAAGCCCTTCCATGATCTTCTGCAAGCCTTCCGGGTTGGACGCCATCAGCCGGTCGGCCAGCTCCTGCATGTACGGGTGGTCGATCGAGCGGAACACGAGATCCGGTCCCTGCTTAGCGATGATCTCGGCCAGCGGCCCCACACGCAGCAGGTCGATCAGGTTCTCGGCGCCTTCTTCGCGCTTCGTTTCGTAGCCAGGTCCAGTATCCATTACGATGTCATAGCGGCCCACCGAAAGATCGTTTTTGACCTTGTGGATCGGCGAGCCGTCCGGATTGCTGCCGACCTGCTCGCTCTGGTTGATCTGCACCATTTCCGGAGTCGAATCCTCGCCGATGATGCGCTGCATGCGCTGTTCGGAGAAGTAGAACGGGATCCACTCGACCATCACGCGCCAGCACTGGGCGATGGCCAGGGTCAGGTTGTCGTAGTACTGGAAATGCGATTGATCCGACAACCACTGCCGGCGCTTGATCGCCCGACCTGATACCACCACGCCCTGCTGGTCCTGGCCTGGTTCGTTCGGCATGCCGGCCACCGCGTTCAGGTTCGAGCGCATGCCCTGAACGAACTCGGAAAAGCCTTGCTCGATCTGCGCTGGCGGCTGGCGTGTCGGTGGCGGCAGCAGGATGTCGCCCTGCGCGGTCGAGATCGTGACCGGCTTGTAGACGAGCTTCGAATGGGCCCGGCGATTGGCCTCGTCCCATTCCTCGTGCCCGTCGAACTGGCCCTCCGCGCCGACCCACGGCGCCTTCGGGGCGAGTCCGAGCCGCTTGATCTTTGCGACCTCCCCATAATTGACCATCCGGGCCGGATCCATCATGGCCTCGACCATGCCGCGGCGGATGATGCGACCGTCGATGTCGGTAATGTTGCCCTCGACGCGGAAAATCGGAATCCAGCTGCCTGGAATCTGCTGTCGCTCGACCACTACCAGGCCGTTGAGCCGGAACCACTCCACTTGGCGCTTGACCGAATCGCGCTCTCCTTCGATCGTGGCGCCGCGCTCCTTGAATTTGCGCTCGACATCCTGCATGACGACCTTGCCATCCCCGTTGCGAGGCAGTTCGGAGCGGTAACGCGTCAACTCGGAGCCGTTGGCGCCACGAATGAGATACAGCTTTTCCTCCTTCTCGCGAATGCGGAAGTACTCGGCCAGGCGCACCTCTTCCTTGTCCTCCCAGTTCAGGCGCATCTCGTCGCGGCCGACGTCGTTCCAGGCGACGTTGCGCGCGTTCGGATAGCGGCGCTTGTACTCCGGCCGCTTCATTTTGATCGAGATCAGGCACCAGTTCTGATCCGCCCCGCTCGGCATGATCGCGCCGGGATCCATCGAAACGGTGAATAGGTTCCGGATCGGCAGAATACGCAGATCCTTGTAAAAGGATTTCGGATCGAGCCATTCGGCGATCAAGCGAAAGTAGCCCCAACCGGCGGTTAGTGCAGACGTTGCGGCCGTGTCGTAGGCAACGGATGCTTCCGAGCGCGTCTCGACGTGCCGGCCGATGCCGTTGATGATCTCGGCGATCTCCACGTCAGCGCCTTCGCCAACCGGATGGCACTTGCCGCGTGGACGCTGCTGCTTGATGTTGTTCTCGACGCGCTTGACGAACGCATCGGTCAGGTTGATGGTGAGCTCCGGCTCATTTTGGGAGACGCTCGAAGTGACGTTCGTGTCCCACTGCTGGCCCTCGCGGAACAGCAACGCCTCCTTGGCCCGCTTGCGGTTGTCGGCTTCGGCGTCGGCGCAGATCTGGAGACGGTCGCGCGCTTCGGACCAAATTTCCTCGTCGGTGAGCGCGGCGAACTCGCGGTCTTCCTCGGTGCGGGCGGGGGCGCGGTTGGGTTCGTCAGCCATCAACGTTCATGACTACATGGATTGGCAACAACGCATAGCCTGCCTTCTCGATCGCTTCAATCGCGCGCAGACCCAGCGTTCGCGCGTCCCAGTCAATATTTCCCTGGACAACGGCTTCGCCGATGATTTCTGCGAGCTTCTCGTGCTCCGACCAGTTCATAGAGTCCTCATCCAACTGTTCGGACCGCCGCGGCGTATCGGCGCATGCCCATTGCTCGGCGGGGCCGGCAGCTTCGGACTGTTGGCGAACTCAAGTCCGCGGCCGATCAAGCTCAGCACGTCTACTCCATCGTCATACTTGCCGGCCGGGAAGCGCATGAGTTGCGACATGAGATCCGCCTTCCATGGCGCCGCCTTCGGCAGATGCACCTTGCCCATCGCACAGCGCGCCTGAATCGCGCGCGCCCGCACGACCTTATCGGCGATGCTCGGCAGCCACTCAAGTCGGCACGGCGTCTCGCGCTCCTGCATCCGTTTGCGCAAAAAAGGCTCGATCGCGCGCCGGATCGGCCCGGATTCGCCGAACCAGATGAGCGGCTTGTAGCGTGCAATGAAGTCGCATTGCCGCTCGATCCACACATCGCTCTTGGCCTGCTCGCGCCACCAGTCGATCGCGTACAGGTCCCCGTTGTAGTCCAGGGCGAAGACGCCGTGCTCCGTATAGTCGCCGTCGCCTTCGCTCACCGCATAGTCGGATGCGCCGTAGTAGTGCAGCTGTTGGGGCAGCTCGAGCCAATCATTGAAGTCGTCGCGCTGGAAAAAGTCGCCCTGCTCCGGAGCCGGATCCTGCTGATACAGGGCGTTCCAGGCACGATGATCAAGCTTCGCCTGATCGATCATTTCCTGCGTGAACCACTCAGGCCACAGGCGCTCGCCCGGTTTGCGGTCCAAGGGGTCTGAGGCTTGCGCGACCATCGGGAGTTTCACGACCGTCCAGCGGTTCGTCTCGCGCTCGAGGATGCGACCGCCGAGGTCGTCCTCATGCCATCGAGTCTGGATAAGGATTTGCCTCGCTCCGGGCTTGAGACGCGGCGTAAAGTCGTTGACGTACCAGTCCCACTGCTTCTGCCGCAGCCGATCGGAATCGGCCTCCTCGCGCGACTTGATCGGATCATCGATGAGGCCCAGGTCCGCGCGCCGGCCCGCGATCGTGGTGCCGATGCCGGCCGCGAAGAACTCGCCTCCGGCATCGGTTTCCCAGTTGCCGGCTGCCTGCGAGTCCTCGGCGACGCCACAGGCGAACACGTTGCGATAACGCTTGGAGTCCACCGTATTGCGTGCGCGCCGGCTGAACCGCTCGGCCAGGTCCGTGGTATTGGACACTCCGAGCACCGCGGCGCCGAGGTTGCGGCCCATGAACCAGGGGGGAAACAGAACGCTCGCATAGGTGCTCTTGGCGCTGCCCGGTGGCATCAGGACCATCAGCCGTTCGATATCGCCTCGCTCAACAGCCTCCAGGTGCCCGATCAGCAGCAGATGATGGCGGGCCGGGACGAACCCGAGGTCCAGGTATTCAATGAACGCCGCCAGCGACGCTCTCGCCTTCCTGCGGGCCAGCAATTCGGCTGCTGCTTGGGCTGGCGATAATTTCGACGAGCTCGGCGTCGCTAAACTCGGTTGCATCGCGCAAATCCACCGTCGCAATCACTTGAGTCGGAATCAGCCGCGAGTACATCCGGTAGAACTCGGTCTTGTTGCGGCGCGCCCAGGCCACCATGGTCTTGATGCCGCCGATCTGGGAGAACACCGTCACGACGTTCTCTTTCACTTGTGCGCCGATCTTGTTCGGCGTGCCGACCGGACGGCCACGACCGCGCGGCAACGGCCCACCGACCGGATACGGATTGCCTATCGGATTTCGATTGCCGGAGTTTGCATTGCCCATGATTCAACGTGCCCTCGGATCGCAGTACTCGCGCGCGTACCAAGCTGAAACAAAGTTCTGGCACAGCGCCGGATTGGTGAACTTGAGCGCGCGCTCCGGATGGCGCGGATCGAACTCCTCGCCCAGCAGCGTGACGACGTAGCACTCGCCAGCGTTGCGCACAGTGAGCAGCTGGCCCTTGATCCAGTCGGCCGGGACGCGAAGCGGCTGCTCTGCTTCGTCATCGATCGGAACAGCGGGCGAGAATACCTCGGATGCTTGCTCAAGAATCGGAGTAGCGATTTCCATCATTTTATTGATGACAGCGGTGTGCTCGGCGCGCTTGCTGCGCAGGCCGAGGGTGTGCTCAGCCATGGGCAGCCGTCCGGTAAAAATCGATCCTGGGGTCGGTTTGGTCCATTTCCGAGCGTTCTGACAGTCCATTGACCACCACGCCCGACACATCGCCCTCGCGGCAAATCAGGTGCACCTTGTCGCCCCAGAGAAACGTCTGGAACGCATAGCCGCCGAAGTCATAGCCGCCCAGCTCGATCACATCGCCCGGCTTCACTTCGGTCGGCTGGAACGTGCGGCTGTCCCAGACCTTGGTGCGCCGGTGCTTGTCCGGGTGGTCGTAACGCTTCGGATAGCACCCGGGACCGACCGCCTTGACGATGCCGCGCAGCGGCTTGGTCTGCCGTATCACGGCAAGGAGCGTGCCATGGTCCACATCAAGCGGCTCGACCACCATGTAATCGCGCCGGCAGCGGATCGTTTCGTGCGCTGCAACGTAGGACAGCGAGGCCCAGGAGAGCTCGGCGGAGCGAGAGGAGGTTGGGCGGATGGGCATTGGATTCCAGACGCCGATGGGTGTGATTCCGATGGAAAAATCAGCCGGGTGGTACGCGGATAAGGACCCCTGCCACATCTCCATCTGTGCTCATTCTGTCCCCGATGTAGATTGGCTCTGGGCGTGGACAAGTAAAAGCTTAGGATCGTATTTGTGCTCGACCTCCGACAGCATAAAGCCGTGCTGATTCGCCCTGAACCCGGCTTCATGCATTTCAGCAGCCGTTAGGCAGCGGCGGGTTGATGGTTTGGAGGCAGTTGCAAACTTGCCAAGACGATGAGCGTCGAAGGCATCCGACGTTTCGAACATGACGCCGCAGCTCGGACATTCATTCCGATCCTTGATGAGTTCGATTTCCGGATGGATTCTCGGCATGTCAATGCCTCTTGCGCCCGTAACTTGCGCCAGCCTTCTCCGGCAGCTTGCCAGCGGTAGCCTTGCCAGCTGCTGGGTCATCGGGCTTCGGAGCCGGCTTCGCGGCCGCTGCCGCCCTGACCGCCTCGGTCGCCTGCGACTTCACCGGCCGGCCGCGGATGTCCCGGGGCATGGTCAGTACTCCCGCTTGGCTGGCGTGGACTCGCCGCGTTCGCGCGGGCCCTGGTAGGCGTCAGGTGTCGGCCGGACCGCGCCTGCGGGCTTGCCTTGGCTCACGCCATCGGAGTCGAAGTGGCCCTTGGGCACGCGCTGATTCGGCTGTGGCTCGGATCGATGCTCATCGCGTTTTGGCATGGGATTCCTTTCTCGATCGTTCGCGTGCTTCGGCATATCCAATCGCGAGTCGTTGCTTGAGCTCCGGAAATTTCTTGCGCTCCCGCTTGTTGCTCACAAAACGGCCGATAAAGCTCGAAAGTGGCTCACCTTTCTCGCGCTGCGGCATTTTTTTTGCTCAGAAAAAATCCTCGCGGGTGATGGCGCAGACCAGCGTATGGCAGGCTGTCTTCAGCATGAAGCGTGCCCAGATGAGCCCTTGCCGCTCAACGTTGCGATTTGCCTCGAGCTCCTTGACCAAGGCGCGGGCCTGGCGTTCGAGCGCGCGCACGTGCATCACGAGGGCTTCCTGCTCGACGGTGCGCTGGGCTTGCATGGCGAGTGAGGCTGGCGCACCGTGATCTTTCACGTTGTGGGTCTGGCAAGTGGCAGCCGGACGCTCATGCGGCGGCAGTGTATGCCCGCTCTCGCGTCCAGGTCAACGGGTGGTCAGATCCCGATCTTCTTCGACGCGGCGGCGATGTCCTCGGCCACCTTTGCCGCGATCGTCGGATGAGCCTTGCCGTACATCATGCCGAGGACGCCGACTGCACCGTGCGAGACGATCAAAGCGATGATCCAGAGCCAGGTCGTCATGTCGCTCACCTCCGAAAAAAGCCGGCCCCGGAAGCCCGCCGCAATGCGATTGGGAGGGGAACGTCGGCTGGCTTGCGGATCCGGGGTCGGCGCGCGAAGCGTACACCGCAGTGCTAGCCGTTGGAATACTTCGCCACCCAGGCGCCGCCGGATGTCTGCCGCATGCCCATGGCCCTCATTTCGGCCTGATCGCGACATCGGCGCCGTGAACCGGGAGACGGCTCGAGCGTTCCGGCGGCGTGCTTTGTGAACGCGTCCAGGTCCAGGAACTTTTCTCCACAGCCGGCGCATCGGCCATTTCCGCGCCAGCGCGGGCGCGATTTGTTCATCGCCCATGCGCGAATGCGACCACGAGCGCCGCCACGATAACGACGATGCAAACGCCGAGAATCCAAAGCAACATTCGCGTACCGCGTTCGAATCGCTCGCGTTCCGTGAGATCGCGCGAATTCTCGGCACGCGTGCTGCGGTGATGGCCGTCAGTCATCATCCGGATCGGGATCGTCGTCTGGATCGGGGATCGTCATTCGCCGATTTCTTCAAAAAGGAGCGACAACTGCATCGCGTCGCGCTTCTTGTCCGGGAGGTTTTCGCCGGCGCGGGCCGCGATGAACTTGCGCAGCACGGACGACTGAAGTCCGGCCTTCTCTGCCCATGCCTTGATCGATCCGCCTAGCACCGCTGCAGCATCCTGCGCGTGTTTGAAGTCAGCAATCATCGTCTCGATCGCGAGCGGATGCAGCTCATCGAGCTTGATGATCGCCTCTTGGTGATCGCTCGTTTTCGCCTTGCGACCGCGCACCTTGCGAGCGGCTTTCTCGACTGCTTCATCGGCGGCGAGGGCAGCGGAAATCTCGGCGGATTTACTCGGAGATTGACGATCGGCTTGCATTGCGAGCTCCTTTGCGGTTAGCCGAAGATTTCGGCGGCCAGGTCCTCTGGGTCCGGCAGCGGCAGGCCGGACTGCTGCGGAGTCAAAGCGACGACGGTGATTTCGGCGCGCGGATTGCGGTAGTCAATCGCATGGAAGATATGTTTTTCTCTCACCTGACGATCATTGCGTATCACACCGGCCTGCAGCAGCACACGCGGGCCCTTGGCGCTGAGCCGATGGAAGCGATCCTGCAGGCAGTCGAGGATGATCGATTCGTCCAGATCCGGCAGCTCGCTCGCGTACCAGATCCGGATCGTCACGGCGACCGGTCCTTCGAGGCGTTGGCGTGCGGCAGCCGGAATCTGATGCAGGGCGTCGCGTTCGTAGGCGAGTGCTTCCTTCGATTTTACGACGGCCACGCGCTGATCCTCGTCGCCGCGATTCAGCGTAACAATGCGCCGGCGGTTCGCCTTGCTGCACGGCTGGCCGCGGATGGTGAAGGAAATCACCATGATCCTTCGGCCTGGATCGCCTCGCGCTCGAGCTGGGCCTCGGCGTCTGGGGGTGTCCATTCAGACGGCTTGCCCGCCCGCTCCCACGCCAGTTTCGCATTCACGATCTGCGCATATTCAAGCGATTCGCCGAGGCGCCAGCGGCCGATGATCCTGTGCCACCAATCGTCCGGATCTTCCGGGCCTGCGCCATGCAGAATGCGCGCGATCTTGTCGAGGTTGGCGCGGGCAATGCGGCTGCTGGCATCGGACATGATGCGCTTAACGCCGGCGCTGTAGGCGTCGCGTTCGGCTGCGGCGTGATGCTCGATACGATCCGACAGGCGCCCAGCAAGAATGCCGCGAATCTCGGCGGGTGCCGGCATTTTCGGTTTCGTGCGCAGCCAAATATCGAGCGCATCGACGACGTATGGCATTGCGAAATCGCTGAGCGCTGCCAGCCAAGCCTTCAGGCCGGCCTCGCCAGGGGCTTTGGAACCGACGGCATCGGCGAGTTCGGATAAGCGCGCGCGCAGTGTCGGCAAGTCGGAAGGATTCACGATTTTCCTTTGAAACGTGGATCATTTTCCATCGAAGCGATCAGCGCCGCATCGGCGTCCATGCCGCGGTTCGGATTGTCGCGCCGGATCCAGTTGCGCCAAGTGGCGAACCAATCGAGCTTAGTTCCTTTCGCGCCAGGGATCGCGATCCAGTAGTCGCGGAATCGCTGGAATGCCTGCGAAGCCGAAACGCCCGGGAAGTCCTCGGCGGCCCAAGCCGCCCAGCTCGCCGGTAGGGATTTCAACGTCATGCGGGAGGCCTTTGCGTACCGACTCCCTTGACCTTTCTCTTGAATTTCTGGTGGTGAGTGTGGGGGTGGGGGTAGAGGCTCTTGCTCAGCATTTGCCTGAAACATGTCTCGCGTCAATAACTTAGCCTTCGCGTCATACCCTTTTCGACCTGCGCTGGACCGTTTCGAGCTGAGCGCGTCCGCACGCTCAATTTCCAATTGAATCCGACGGTTATAGTGCCCGTCGTCCATTCTTGTGAAAAACTCGGCGAGGATGTGCCGCACCGCGCCCATTTCCTCGTTCGACCGGGCGTTACAAATACCAAAAACGCGGCGTTCGTCCAGCGGCAGCGGTCCGCGCAAATCCCAGCAATGCGCCAGCATCAGCATGTAGGCGCCGTGCTCCATCATCGACAAATGTTGCGTGTCGCGGCGATAGTCGCCGGTGTAGAACGGCATGAACGCGAAGCTCACGATGCCGACCGCTCGAGCGCTTCTTCTAACCAATGAGCCAAAACTGACGCTCCAACGGATTGCGGATCGTTCATGCGCGGGCGTCCTTTGCCGGCAGTGAATCCGCAGATGAACCAGGAGCTGTCTTCCGCATATTCCGATATGCGGCGGGCCAAATCAACGCACCTGTCCTCTGAGCTTGGCGAGCTTGACGCGCAGTAGCCCAGCACTAGCAGCGCCAGATGAACGCGCGTCACGTCGTTGAGGTCGGCGTGCCCGATGACCTCGCGGATAATTTGGTCAATTTCATGCCGGTCAGCGTGACAGCCTTCACACAGCGCGATCAGTTCATTGTCCTCATATTCCCACGGCTCGGCAGCGCGTCGATAGCATTTATGGTGAACGTGAAGAATCACATCCTCTATATCGCATTCTTCGCAACGAGAGTTGGCGCGAGCAAGGATTTCCCGCCGCCGCCGCTGCCAGCGAGGATCGCGCAGCTTCTCGGCGTAGGTCATGAGATGCCCGGCCGACGGGCTATTTCGACGCTGGCGAGGTCCCGCTCGGCCGGCGTTGCTTCCGGATGGTGCGCGTCCCAATTGCGCTTGGCGAGCTCGTACACCTGCCAGCGCCTCTGCCGCTGAGCGACGCGGGAGCGGAAAGTGAAAGTGCGCAGGCTTGGCAGCGAGATATACGACGGCATTCGACGACTCCTACAAGTCGAATCGAGAAGCGGGCTGCGTGATGGTGTAGGCCACCACGCCGCGGCAGCGGCCGAAGTCGCATCCGCACCCGCGCGCGAATTGTCCGGTTTTTATACGCCGGCCGGAAGAAGGCGCCAACGAAGACTTACGCGGCCCTCATTTTTTAGGGGATAGCGGGGGCTTACTGTTTCCTGACGGCGCGGATCTTGACGGCCCTCAGCTCATAGCCGAAGTATTCGAGCAGTGTGGCCGCAGTCTCGACCGATAGGCGCGGCGTACCGTGCCGCTGAAGCCTGGACAGCGTAGCGATGTCCACTCCGGTCGCGTTCCGGATCGCGGAAAGCGTCGTATCTTTGCGATCTGCCAAATTGGCCCGGACTTGTTCTATAATCGGATGGTTCATGTTTGTTGACATCTGCCAAAACAAGCGTATTGTCCGCTCTATCGAATCTAAACGCAAGCAGGAGTCCCGCCCATGAAACCGATCGAACGCCTCTGGAACCTCCCCGGCCTCGCCGCCTGGTCCGATGTCGCCTATCTCGCGATGATGCTGATGACGACCGGATCGGTTCTCGAAGCGGCGACGTATCTGCGCAGCCTCGGGGCGCCGCTGAGCATCGCGCGAGCGATTTTGCTGGGAGTGTGAGTGATGCATACGCCCGGACCGTGGGAAGCAAAGCGTCTTGACTCGCATCATTCCCATATTCAATCTGAGAATGGTCTGATTGCCAGAACGGCGTTAGGAATCGATCAACCTCCGGAAGCGCTCCACGCCAATGCCCGCCTGATCGCCGCCGCGCCGGATATGCTGGAGGCGCTCGAAGAAGCGCGGATCGCACTGAAACATTGCGTCGAGTGCATGGAGCTTAATAGTCTTCCGGAAAGCGCGTTTCGCACAGTCCGCGCCGCAATCGCCAAAGCCACGGGAGCAGTCGCATGACAGACGCCGAAAACGACCGCCCCGCGTGGGGCAAACGCGATCCGCTGGAGGTGGAAGCCAAGATGGACTCTTTCGATTCCGAGCGCTTGATCCTGGATGGTTCCACGCATATATGGGACGGCGAGCGATATCGCGCGAATGTTCGCGCAGTCGGCGACGATCAAGTCCTCGTTACGGTCACCATGCTCGCCGACGATGGCACCGATCTTGACGCATCCTCTCATCTTGAGAGCCGCACGGACGATCGGCAGTCAGCCATCCATGACACCGTCTGGCATCTGATCTGCGAGCTCGGCGCGATCTGGCGCGGCCACAAGGAGCATGAAGCGCGGCGCGAGTACATGGGCGGCAAGTGCATCGATCTGGAGACGGGGCGGCGGTTCAGCGATTTGGATTACGACACTGACTTCGACTGCCGTCGATAAAGAGCAGCGGTGCATACACGATCGCACCATCGCGGAAGGCCACTCGGCGTCCTGTACCTGCAGTCGCGACTGAAAGCAGCTCAGGAGAGATTCGTGACAGCGAAGAAAATGGTTCGTGTGACAGCCGGAGAGACGGCATGACTCCCTCCATGCTCGACCTCCAGGAATCCGCCCATCGCTGGGACTACTGGATCGCTGCGGCGATGATTGCGGCTCTGGCGTGTCTTGCGGTCGACGCAGCGGTCAACTTTGCGGGGTGGTGATGACCTATTCAATCTGTCGCACCTATCGCTTCGAGGCATCGCATCAGTTGCCGCTGCTTCCGGCCGATCACAAGTGCTTCAGATTGCACGGGCATAACTATCGCGTCGAAGTGGAAATCGACGGACAGTTGACCGCTGGCATGATCCTTGAATTTAGCTTGCTTGACGCATACATGGCAATGGCGGTGCTTGATCGACTTGATCACCATCATTTGAACGACATTGTGCCAAACCCGACCGCCGAGAATTTGTCTTTTCATATTTACGAACGCCTCGCGCTATCGGCTTTCGGAGAAAGGATCAGACGCGTCCGCGTGTACGAAAACGATGATTCATGGGCGGAATTTAAATGCTAGTACTGCTCGATACAAGCGAGGATCTTGCCGTTTGCGCTAGCGAGCTCGGGTGCGACGTCGGGCAATTATTGACGCCGCTTACACGCTTCACCCTTCAGTACCCGGCGATGCCGTGGGCGATTGACAATGGCGCCTTCGCTGGCTTCGAAGAAAAGTCTTTCCTCTCGCTGCTTCAGCGCGAAGAACATCACAAGGTTCGTTGCCTATTCGTCGCAGCTCCAGATGTAGTCGGTTCTGCTAGGCGGACCCTCGAATGTTTCGAGGGTTGGCGCGGAAGGCTTGCGACGTGGCCGACTGCGCTCGTTATCCAAGACGGGCAGCAAGATTTGCCTATCCCTTGGAACGATATCGCTGCGGTCTTCATAGGCGGTACGACGCAATTCAAGATTTCCGATCACGCGAGCCACTGCATCAAGGCTGCAAAGATTCTCGGCAAATGGGCGCATGTCGGACGCGTGAATGATCCGGCCCGCTTCGAACATTTCGAGGAACTAGGCGCCGACAGCATCGACGGGACGGGCCTCTCGCGCTACAGCCACATGCGAGAAGCGATCAGCAAACGGGACGCGCAACAAAGGATCTTCGAGTGAATATCGATCAAGCCAAAGCCTACCTCGCCCATAGCTGGGTGCTGCATCCGGACTATCGGCCGGAGTCCAATCCACAGCATTCGTGTTATGAGCCAGTCAATGTGAGGTTAACCTTTGCACACGTTAAACATGAGGGAGCCAAGCGTGAAAATAACTCTTGAGAGCACAACGAAAATCGTTGACCTTTTCATCGACGGTGCGAAAGTGCCAGCGCGCATTTGGGAGGGCGTCACTGAAACCGGAACGCCGGTCCACGCTTTCATCACGCGCATTGCTCCGACGATTCCGTTGCCTCTGTCGGATCAAGTCGAAAAAGAGTTCGGACTCCAGTTGCAGGAATGCCGACCGCCGAGCGCTGTTATCGAAGCGATCCCGTTGAGGCTGATTCTGTGAAGCACGAGCAGGCGAAGGGGCGGGCGTGAGCGCGACTGGATTATTTAAAGTGACGTTCTTCGATCCAGAAGAGAGCGGCATCGGCACCGAAACGCACAATGTTCTCGCCGAGGACGGCGAAAGAGCAATCGCCAAGGCAAGGGCGATGCTGTTTCAGTCGCCGGATAAAGGTGCCGACCAAATCCCTTGGAAATTGTGCGGATTGAGCGTGATCGGCTGGGAAGACTGATCGATATGTGGTCCCACCTCCCCATTGACGAGATGACCTATCGCTGGCACTGGATCGGCGCCGGCCCGATTAGTACGGCCGTGATCCGTGCCATCAATGAGGACGCAGGGCAATACTGGTACGTCGGCGTCCGCAAGGGATGCGCTCACGGCACACACGTCGATTTCGCGCAGTGCATCGACAAATTCGACGCTCTGATCTTCCGCCGTCTCGCCCGAGGCCTACCCTCGATCCTGGCCGGCATGACGATGGTCGAGCGGGAGGATGGAACGCTGAAGCCGATGCTGATCAGCGATCCGGCTTGGTACGAGGATCGGCGAAAGGGAGTGCGGAGGGGCGCAGAGTTTCGCAGAGATGTGAGGATGCCAGCGTGAAGCCACGTGAGAAGAAGCCCGAGATTGTCTTTCGGATCATCGATCGTGAAACTGGACACGCAATCGGCTCGTACAGCAGAGCTTATTGCGATGAGTTCGATTTTTACAGTGTGGAAGAAGCCAGATCAGCCAATGTGCACGACATGTTTCAGGACACGGAGAAATATGCGATCGCAAAATACCGGGTCAACTACGAACTGCTCGATCCGGATTGTTCGCCCCCGAGTTCGTCGAAGCCGTGAGGGAGTGCGAATGACCGTCGCTGACCTGATCCGAGAATTGCAGTCCATGCCGCCGAATGCGGAAATTCGCATCTCGACGCTTCGTATCGTTCACTATGAAGAAGCACCGCCGCTCGCCTACGAAGTAAAGTACGAAGGCCAGTTCGTCGGGATTTACGCATGATCCCCCTCCCGCTCTCCGACCATCGCAAGGAAATCCACCGCGTCACGGTCAACGGCCGCGCGTGCGAGCGGATCAGCTTCGCGAATGGCGACGTCTTGTATTTCGCCCAGTCCGCCGACGTGCGCTTTCCGACGTTCCGGCTGGTGCCAAAAGCGCAGCATAAATTTCGCGCGGCGATAGATAAAGCTATCGGTGTACCGATAGAGAAGTTCAAGCATTGCTCGGTATGCGGTTTGGGAGAAGGTGAATGGCGTGCATGCGAGGAACCTGATTGCGGAGAGCTCAAGTGACAGAAATAGAAATCACTTCGCATGCACTGGCGGAATACATCGAATGGGTATACGCCAAGGAGCGCGTTCGCTTTCGCAATCGCGGACTGCGTGGAGGCTACGGCACAAACATCTATCTTGAATTCGATCCGCTGGCAGCGACGTGCCTCGGCATGTTGATCCATAGCGTAGTAACTGGCCGCGTGCCGGTGCCACAGATCAAACTGAAGAAGATCGATGAGGCGATCAAGGGGATGACGTGAGTGATTCGATATTGGCTCAATTGGCGCATGCTTTTGAGCCTATCAAGGCGCTTCCGATCAATGATCGTATCGATGTACTAAACGCGATTCGCTTGGCTTTGCATCAGTTGAGTCCATTCGCCAATGAGCCGGTTGATTGCGTGCAGTGGGTGCGAGCCGAGCTCGTTCACGCGAATGATTACAACCCGAATAGCGTCGCTCCGCCCGAAATGGAATTATTGAGGCTTTCCATTCTAGCGGATGGCTACACGCAACCGATCGTGACGAACCCGGAAGGACCGCGCTTCGAAGTAATCGATGGATTCCACCGCAACCGCGTCGGCAAGGAATGCCTCGATATCCAAGCCCGCACGCTCGGTTATCTGCCGGTCGTCTTTATCAAGCAATCACAGACGGACCGCGGTGATCGTATCGCTTCGACCATTCGCCACAATCGCGCGCGCGGCAAGCATCGCGTCGATGCTATGTCTGAGATTGTGGTGGAACTCAAGCGCCGCAATTGGTCCGATGAAAAGATCGGCTCTCAGCTCGGCATGGATCCGGACGAAGTGCTGCGACTAACACAAATCAGCGGGCTCGCGGAGATGTTCGCGGATCGAGATTTCAGCGAAGCGTGGTTGCCTGGCGTGATCACTGAAGAAGAACTACAAGCGCTCGAGCTGGAGGAACCGAATGACTGAGCGGCTGTACTTCCCATATCAGCAACTCGAGGAATATCAGCGCGGCATGTGGCGCATTGTGCGCGGAGAAGCGCGGCAGCGTTTCGCGGTTGCTGCGGCTGAGTTGATGCGCGACGCGGCGGCGTTCAAGGCGGCAATGTGCGAAGCGATCGATACGTGGCCGATTTCCTGTTCGCACAACCTGACCGCCGAGAATACGAATCGGATCGCTTGGCTCGGGCATGCCGGCTGCTGCATCCGCGTCGGCTCGTGCGAAGAGAACACGCGCATCGGCTGGCACATGCTATCGCCCGAGCATCAGGCCATAGCAAATCGCGTTGCGGCCGAAGTGCTCGAGGAATGGTCGGGGCGGCAGCGGCCCGATGCGGCGCAGCCGGATTTCTTTAATGCTTAAAGAGCCGGCCGGTATCGATGTGCTGACCGCCGCGCGCGAACGCATTACGCGCGTCTTCGATGATTTCGATCGCATTTATCTATCCTTCAGCGCCGGCAAGGATTCGACCGTGATGCTGCATCTGGTCGCCGACGAGGCGCGCAAACGCGGCCGCAAGTTCGGCGTCCTCCTCGTGGACCTCGAGGCGCAGTACCGCCTGACGATGGAACACGCTTACCGGTGCGTCGAGATGTACCAAGACTGCATCGAACTTCACTGGGTATGTCTGCCGATCCATCTGCGCAATTCGGTCAGCGTTTATGAGCCGTTCTGGATGTGCTGGGATCCGGACTCTCGAGGCGCCTGGGTGCGCGAGCTGCCGCACTGGGCAATCAGCAGCGAGACGTTCTTTCCGTTCTTTCATCGCGGCATGGAATTCGAAGAGTTCGTGCCAGAGTTCGGGCACTGGTATTCGCGCGGCGAGCCGACCGCCTGCTTTGTCGGCATTCGCTGCGATGAAAGCCTGAATCGCTTTCGCACCATCGTACAGAGCAAGAAGGCGACGCACGCTGGCCTGCGCTGGACCTCGTACGTTATCGGCTCAGTCTTCAATGCCTATCCGATTTACGACTGGAAATCGGCGGACCTCTGGACCTATCACGCGCGCTTCAAGGACAAGCCGTACAACGAGCTGTACAACCTGATGTATCGCGCTGGCGTGCCGATGGGGCACATGCGGATCTGCCAGCCCTATGGCGACGATCAGCGCCGTGGTCTATGGCTCTTCCATCTGATCGAGCCGGAAACGTGGAGCCGCGTGGTCGCACGCGTGAACGGTGCGAATGGCGGCGCGCTCTATATGCAGGAGTGGGGCAACATCAACGGCTATCGCAACATCACGAAGCCGAAAGGGCACACGTGGTTGAGCTTTGCCAAGCTTCTGATTGGCTCAATGCCACCGAAGACGCGCACGCACTATATCAACAAGATCACGCTGTTCGAGCGGTGGTGGAAAGAGCGCGGCTACGCGGACGGCATTCCGGACGAGGCCGCTTACGAAATGGAAGCCGCACGCCGAGCGCCGAGCTGGCGTCGTGTCTGCAAGTCCATCCTGCGCAATGACTACTGGTGCAAGGGACTCGGCTTCAGTCAACACAATTCGGAAGCGTACAAGAAGTACCTAGCGCTGATGGAAAAACGCAAGACGGCGTGGAGTGGTCAATATGAACTACTTTCATAGGTTGATTCAATGAGCATCATTGCGGTCTGCCACCAGGGCGTGAACGTCTACGACGATATGCCGATGAGCGATTACGTCGCTGACCCGGCGCCAGAGCCGAGCCTGAATTCATCCGCTGCGAAGGCTCTCGTGACGCAAAGCCCGCTGCATGCCTGGACCGCTCACCCGCGCCTGAACGAGAACTACCGCCCAAAGGAGAGCGAGACATTCGACATCGGCTCGGCCGCTCATGCGCTGTTTCTTCAGGGCGAGGATTTGATGGTCGAGTGCGCGTTCAACGACTGGCGCACGAACGCCGCGAAGGATGCGCGCGATGAGGCCCGCGTGGCCGGCAAGCTTCCGCTGTTATCGAAGCACGTCGAGTCGATTCGCAAGATGGCCTGGATTGCAAGGAAGGCGCTAGCTGATTCAGAACTCGGCGTCTCGATCGATGATTTCTACGTTGAGCGGACCGTGATCTGGCAAGACGACGGCACGTGGAAACGCGCGCGCTTCGACATGCAGCACCGCACGCGCGCGGTAATTCTCGACTACAAGACCTCGGAATCGGCGGACCCGTTTTCGTTCCCGAGCCTGATCGTGAGCTATGGCTACGACATCCAAGCCGCCCACTATTCGGACGCCTACCATGCCATGCATCCGGATGTGCTCGCCGTCGATTTCATCTTCCTCGTGCAGGAGCACACGCCACCTTATGCGTGCAGCCTTGTGGGCGTGGACCCGATGCTGTTCGACCTGGGCGCGCAGAAGGTCGAGCTCGCTACGTCAATTTGGCGCGAATGTATGAAGTCGAATCGCTGGCCCGGCTATTCCAAGAATATCGCCTGGGCGAGTGCGCCAGCCTGGGCGCTGAGTCAATTCGAGCAGAGGAAGCAATCATGAGCATTTCATTCGGCCGAGCGGTCCGCAGCAACGTTAACCTGCTGATCGGTGTGGCGGGCGCAAGCGGATCTGGCAAAACCTTCTCCGCGCTGCGCATGGCATCCGGCATTTGCGAGGGCGAGCCGTTCGCGGTAATCGATACCGAACGCGGCCGGTCGAAGCACTACGCGGATCAATTCGCATTCGACGTGTACGACCTGGAAGCGCCGTTCAGTCCGGCCCGCTACCTCGAAGCGATCGAGGCCGCAGACAAGGCTGGCTACGGTTGCATCGTGGTGGATTCGATGTCGCACTCGTGGGCGGGCGAAGGCGGATGCATGGACATGCAGGAAGCCGAGCTGGACAAGCTGGCGGGCAACGACTACGCCAAGCGCGATCGGGTGAAGCTGCTCTCATGGTCGAGGCCGAAACAGGAGCATAAGCGCATGGTCTACAGCCTTCTGCAAGTCAAGGCACACGTGATCCTGGCCTTCCGCGCGGAACCGAAGGTCGAGATTGCGAAGGAAGGCGACAAGACGGTGATCGTTCCGAAGAAGACTCTCACGTCAGTAGACGGATGGGTGCCGATCTGCGAGAAGTCGCTGCCGTTCGAATTGACGGCCTCGGCTCTGCTCATGCCGGATCATCCGGGCGTGCCGAAGTGGATCAAGCTGCAGGAGCAGCACCGCGTGATGTTCCCGCCCGGCGAAGTCCTCGACGAGTCCTCTGGCCGATCGATCGCGCAGTGGGCCAAAGGCGGAAAGGAAAAACCGGCCGAGCCGAAGTCCAACGGTCACATCGTCGTGTCCGAGTGGGAGAAACTCTTGAAAGAAGCTCCCGACGCCAAGCAACTCGCCGCACTCTGGACCGACTGCCAGGCCGCTTGCCGAAAAGCGAACGATCCGAAGGCCCGCGCGCATCTGCTCGGGGTGAAGGATGCGAGGAAGCACGCGCTCGGACTATGACAATCGCACGTTCACGTACTCCGATGCCTAAAGGTCGCCATGATCGCCCATATCGGCCTTCGGTAGCGGCAGGCATAACGACGGCGACCGCCTACGTGCTTCCGTTTCCGATGCGAGCCGACTTCTTAGCGCAGATCATCATCCCGCGCGACATGACCAATGAGGAAGCCGACCGGCTATGCACGTTCATCAAGGTCTACGCGCGATGATCGCCCACCGGCTGCGCTGCCTTCACTGCGGGAGGAGACTGTGACGACGGATCTGCGAGAGTTGCTAAAGGAGGTGCGCGACGAATTAGACGCAACGCTGAATGTTCAAGCCAGCCCGGACTTGAAGCGGTTCATTGATCGCATCGACGCCGCGCTGTCCGAGCCCGCGCCGGAGCCGACGATCTATTTATGCCCAGCCGGATGCGGTTGCACTTGGCGACCGGCCGTCTACATGGAGGCCGTCAAGCAGGAAATGTTCGGCTTATTCGGTCCGAACAGTAAATCGTGCGAGGTGTGCGAGAGCTTGCCACTTGACAAGCTGATTCCGCTCTACGCCGCCCCACCCCCGGCCAGTCCGTTGGATGCGAGGGATGCGGCGAGGTTGGACTGGGCTGAGCATCACCCAGAAGCGTTTCACACCGTGATGAACAGTTGGTGGGCAAACGCAGGGCGTGGTCACCGGGAGATTCAATTCAATTGGCGCGGCGCTATCGATGACGCCATCGAGCGGGAAGGAGGAGCCAATGGATAAGACTCTAACCGCTGACCCGTCGAAACCTGATTCGATCATCCTGTCGGTACGTCTGCGCTCCGGCAAGTTCGAGTCTTCAATCGAAGTGCCGATGTACTCCACGCCAGCGGAGATGCGCGAATTCGCGATGACTTGGCTACAGTTGATGGATCAGGGAATCAAACTGGGGCAGAAACCATGACCTCACCGCCGGATGTGCAGAACGTGCCGGATGTTTGGGCCTTGCTTGAACGAGCGCGCAGTGCTGCTGTTGAGTTATGCGTAGCGGCCATGCCAACGTCACCTGACTGGCACAAGTGGTTCGAAGTCCGACAGGAGATTGACGTTGCCATCGCCCAGCGCGACCGATTCGTGCTGGTGCCGCTGGAGCCGACGCCAGAAATTGAACACGCTTGGTACAACGGGCCGACAAGCACGCACAACAGATTCCGGGAGCATTGGAGAAATGCACTCGCCGCGTCGCCGAAGCCGGAGGGGAAGCCATGACCCCTGCCGACGATCTGCCGCCGCTGCCAAAATCTAGTCGCGGAAGTTCTGGATACTGGGGCTGGAGCTGGGATGACATGCGCGTCTACGCCCTTGCCGCCCGCGCCCAGCGGGACGCCGAAATCGAGCGTCTTCGAGCCGCCCTATCGGCAGCTCAGCGCTTGCAAGAAGCCTACAAAGTCGCGGCCGACGTCGGAGATTATCCGGAGCAGATTGCGCGGAGGGACGCGGAGATTGAGAGGCTTCAACATAATCTCGAAGTATCTGAGCATCATTACAACGAACAGATCACGAGGACGCTGGAGTTTGAACGGCGCGCCGAAGCGGCCGAGGCGCTGGTGCGGGAGCTAGAAGTTAAAAGAGATGTACATAACTATTCAGCCCTAAAAATAGCTGATCTCACAGATGAACGCGACATCCTCCGCACGCGCGTCGCCGAACTGGAAGAACGGCTGATGGTGATGTGTGTGGCACAGTTGAAGCAAGAGGCGGTGACGTTTCATATGACCGCCGACAAGACGACCTTTACGAAGGCCGATGTCGAAGCAATCACGGCGCTTGCTGTAGCGGCTGCACTCAAATTTAAACCGTCGCCGGACCCGCCCGCCCCGGCGCCATCGGAAGAAAGATCATGAAACTATCCGAATTGAAGCCAACGCTATCCCCTTCAGGCGGTGAGTATCAAACGCTGAATTTCCTATGCCCACTTTGTCGTTTGGGAACAGTCACAGTCGAAATCTGGTCGGGTAAGTCAGGCGATACACAACTAAGCGATGGAAAAATTCATCGCCTCTGGCACGCCGAACAACACCCATACAGAGAATTAAACTGTCTGACCATAACACCGAGCATCAACTGCGACAATCAGCCACATCGAGGCTGTAAAGGTTGGCACGGAACTATCACGAATGGAGAAGTGGTATGAATTTGTACCGGCACCGGTCCGCCCGATCCCGTGCCGAGGCAGTCGCAGCATAGGGCGTCGAAGGAGAACCACATCATGAGCGATGAAACCGAAGTCGTTGAAGTGGTGGAAATGGTGGAACTGACACCCGATGAGCTTCTCGAAGTTTCGGGTGGCATGCATCCCGACCCTTTCATTC